CACCCGTAAGGGGGTTTTAAGGTCAAATGAGGCGTGGTCGCTCAAGGAAGTTCAGAATACTCAATGAGTATAACTGGACGACCGTACACGAGGTTTTCGGTGGTAGGGGTGTTCTTAACACCCACACCGAAATCCCGATGAGCGTCACGGCGAGTCAGGGGACTGACTCGTACTCGAATCCTCTTTACTTTAAGGCTCGGGAGCAAATCATGTTTCTGGAGCGCCAAGTAGCGCGTTATCCAGATAATCTTGATTATGCTCGAGTTCTTAGAGTTTTAAGGAACTGGGATCTGGGAAGCCATTTCTGGACTGCCCGCCAATCCTCCGAAATCTCATCACCTTTGATAAGATTAGGAGAGACGCGCATCAGTTCAGTTCAGGGTTTCTCATTTGTTGGTAGGTTTCTCCCGCAGCCTGTAAACCCTGTGGTTTACACGTCTACGGTTTGGCCAAAGATGCCCAATCAAGCAGCTGCAATTAATGCTGCTCGGATTGTAGGTACTGCGGCCATAAATAGAACCATACCAACGGTTCCAGTGGTGTCTCTTTCAAATGTTATCGGAGAGCTCTATCATGATGGCCTACCGGCCATCTTGGGCTCAACGATCTGGAAAGCTAAGTCTCTGAAGCAGGGCTTTAAAGCCTCTGGTTCTGAGTACTTGAACTTCCAGTTTGGGTGGAAACCTTTCGTTTCCGATCTCAAAAGCATTTGCCGTACGGCGATCAGGGCTCGAGAGCACCTGGCGAAGTACGAAAGAGAGAGCGGCCGGATTATTGGCCGTCACCTCGAGTTCCCAGTCGACCGCGACAATACGATAACTGTGACTGGTAACAGGGCATTGTACCCTGCTATCATATCCACAGCGTTTGTCGGATCGGCGTTGGCGCCTTTATCTACTCACTCTTGGAGTGATAGTAGATATTGGTTCGAAGGCACATACTCGTATTATCTTCCTCCGATGAGTTCTACACGGAGTAAGATTTTGCGGTATGCATCAGAAGCTGAAAAGCTTCTGGGCCTACAAATCACTCCTGAAGTGATTTGGAACCTAGCGCCATGGACCTGGTTGTCCGACTGGTTTGCTAACTTTGGAGATATAATCTCTAATTTTAGCGCACTAGGGAAGGACAACTGCGTGCTTAGGCGTGGGTATATCATGTGCACTACGCACAGTGGTATTACCTACACGCATCCCGGTTCTAACCTAAAAGGTTATGGTAATACCGGGTCTGTCTCACAGTCGTTTATCACGACTGGTAAGTTGAGGCAGAAAGCAAGCCCTTACGGTTTTGGCGTGACGTGGTTGGATTTCACTCCACGACAGATCGCCATCCTTGCCGCTCTCGGTATTAGTCGAGATCGGCTTTTGTAGTGCTGTCGCACCAGATGGCACTGCAGAATGATGGTCACCTACGACCTCCCACGAGGAGGCAACTTAGGGGATTCATCGCAGCATGGACCGCAATTGCGGTCCTGTACCTGTCTAGGAGACGTGTTATGGCTTTCTCTGACCCACAGACCATCACAATCAACTCTGTTGCTAATACGCTTCCGCGTACTAGCAGCGGTATTAGTTCCGGAGTCTTTACAAAAGACGACGGGACTGTTCGGTTGTCTGTCGGGCATTCCTCTGGAAAGAGGATGCAAGACAACATCCGGGTTGATTTCCAGAAGATCGCCCCGAACCCCCTGATCTCCGCGCAGAACATCATGTTTTCCATGAGTGTTAATCTGCGTGTAGATCGACCCCTAACGGGGTTTACGGTGGCTGAGGCGAAGCAGATCGTGGATGCTCTTACGAGCTACATGACTGCTACTTCTGGTGCTCGGGCTACCCAGTTACTGGGAGGCGAGAGCTAAATGCCATCGGAAGATCTCCGGACTTTCGAGGGTTTCCTCGAATTTTCCGGTACGATCACGATGGTAGGTCTGGCCATCCTAATCGGGATGGTTAATCGTCTCTTGAAGAAATTCAAGGACGACCCGTCCGGTACAAGACCGGACGAGGACGAGGAGCCATAACTAGGGACGTCTTACCTACCTTGAAAGGTGGGGGGCGTGAAAAGCCTGATGTCACTAGTGCAGGAAGTTCTCACAGATGTGGGAACTTGGTGTGGCGTAAGCACCACTAACGACTTTAAAACGGTCGTTAGTCGTGTCGAAGCGGAGGGATTATCGTTTTTAACGATATCCTTACCGTCTTATGCTTCGGACCTCCAAAAAGGCCTGGAGCATGGGAAGGTAGATCATCAACTCTTTCAGGGCTTTCGCTCTGGAAGAGGAGGTCTCCCCCTATTTCTAGGAGGTTTCCTCGATCTGGTCTTCGACCGGAAGAGCGGGCTGTTGCTCGATGTGCCTAATGTTGATGCCATCTTTGCGATACGGCAGATTTCTCTGCTGTGTTCAAAGATTAACCTCCCATGCACGCCAAAGCGTGAGAGAGCAGCATTGACTCGGTACATCGAGTGTGAGTCGGATGTTAGGAAGAGTGATGCTCTGTTAAGTCCTCAACAAGTTGAGGATTTTTCGAGAGTGTCATCTCTACTTTGGGCGTCAGTTCTCTCGGAGGTAGATCGTAAGATCTACTACGGGAATGCTGTCCCAAAGCACGGTCCTGGTGCCACCGCTGACAAGCTTCGCGGAAACGCGAAGTATCGCCAGTCTGAGTGGACTCAGCGTTTGGAAGAGTACTTTCCGGAAGGAGAGTATCTGTTTCCGAACTGGCGTCATTATGACGCCAACCGTACTAACATCCGCGAACCTGGAGCTGAGATGCCTGTTAAGGTTATCTCAGTTCCTAAAACGCTGAAAACCCCAAGGATAATCGCGGTTGAGCCTACTGCCATGCAATATGTGC